GGCGATTTAAGTTCTAAAAATATTATTACGCTTATTATATTCTAAATATATTTAATAATCTCCCGAAGGAGATTAAATTAAAATTAAGCTAAAGCCGAATTTGAGAAGTCAATACCGAATGAACGAGCATATTTTCTAGCTCTGTCAGTACTTGTAGCAGATTCAACACCTGGTATAGTAGCTAACGCATATCTAGTTTTAGCAACAATTGCTGGTTGAGCAGAATCAAAGTTAGTTACTTTTGTGAATGATAATGGAACGTATGGAGCAAAGAATCCCATTGAGTCACGTCTATCAGCACCTTTGTAAAGAACTGTTGCATAATCTGTATTAGCAAATTGGTCTACGATTACTTTAAACTTAGAGTCGAAAGTACCAGCAACACCACCACTAATTGGAGCAGTAACACCTGAATTTTGAGTAGCAATTTTGAATGAACCAACTTGCTCTAACATTGTAATAACTTTTGGAGATACAATTAATACGTTACCTTGACCACGTTTAGTGTCGATACCGATTTGTTGAGACTCTTTAGAAATCTTAATAACTTCTGTTCTATATTTTTCAATTTCCCATCTACCAGCACTATCAACAGCACCACTAAAAGAAATATTTGAACTATTTGGAACAACAGTAGCATTTGTATTTACGAAATCTACGATTTCTCTATCAATTTCTGCTTGCATTTCATAAGACATAAGTGACATAATTTCTTCGTCAGCTAATAGACCATGTTGTGCTTTAAGGTCTTGATACATTTCTACTGAGTATTGGCCTTTAAGTGCTCTAGATTTAGCTTCAACTGCTTTTTTACTAATTGAAAAACCAACTTCTTTCATATCAGTACCAAGTAATTCAGCTTGAGCTGTAGTTACAGAACCAGTATAATTTTTAAGAACTTGAGCAAAAGATGCTTCATTTGTGTATCTTGCAGTTACTGCAATACCAGCAGATTGTGCAACAGTAGCAGCGTAAGCAACAACATCACCAGTTAAGAATGCACCAGAAGTGATAGAAATTAGTACTTTACCACCTTTAGTAAGGTCGCCAGCATCTACAGGTTCTGTATAAACAACAACACCAAGACCAGTTTCTACTGGGTTAGCAATTGAATCATCAGCAGTAGCAGAAATAGCTCCACCAACAGTAGCACCAGTTAAGTCAGCAACAACAAGAATAGCACCAGTTAAACCATTAGAAGTAGCAAGTGGAGAAATTTTATTTGCACCAGTACCTGTATATTGGTTAGTTAAAGCATAGATAAAACCAGTTGGCATTGCCATTGGCTGTACACCTAGTAATTCGTTAGCAACAAGATTTGGATAAACTCTTCTTACCATTGGCATAAGAATTGGAGTAAATTGAGCTACATCTCCTGAAAGAGTACCTTCGTTAATTGCTCTAGCATTTTCTTTCTCAGTGTTTTCTAACATAAGACCCATCATTGATTTATCAGATGCTGATAAATCAGAATATTTAGTGCTCTCGATAAGAGCTTTAATGTTTTCGTTTAATTCCATTTTATAATATCTCCTTAAGTTTGTTTTATTATTTATATTTATAAATTACATTAAGTGTGCGTAAGCAGCAGGTGCTATAACAGACTCAGTAATTACAGTTTCATCGATTTTAGTTTCAATTTTAGAGCCTTTAACAGATTCTTTTAAAGTTTCTAATTTCGCAGCATATTTATCGTCTTTCGAAAAATCAACAAGCTCAGCAAGTTTAGCAAATTTCTCTGCTTCTACAATACTTAGACCCTCTTTCATTTCCATAATAACACCCATTTTAACTAATTTATCATTAGTCTTTTCAAGTTTAATATTTGCTTCAATTAGTTCATCGTATTTTGCAATAGATTCTGCTAATTTAGTTTCAATATCTGATTCTTCTTTAGCTTCAACGATTTTTTGAACCTCTACACCGCCAGCTACTAACATAGCATCAAATGCTTCAACCATAAGGTCTGCTTTTTCATTTACTAGATTCAATGCTAAAGATTCTTTCGCTTCAGTAACAAATTCTTCTACGATTTTATCCATATATAAATCTACTTGCTCTAAAATCGCAGCTTCCTTTTCAGCATATTTTGCTTCTAATACAGCCTCTGTTTCTTTAGCTTTTTCTTCTAGTTCAACTACTTTTTCAGCTAGTTTAATCTCAGTTAATTCGATAGCTTTTAATTCAACCGCTTCATTAAATGATTCAGTTAAACTTTCTTTTAAATCAGTAGTGAAAACTTTTTCATCTAGTGATTCGAATAATTTGTCAATCATGTATACTCCTT